CACATTAAGTCTAATACCCTCATGTCTTACAAGTTGCTCAACTAACCTGTCTTCACTAAAAGATAACACCTATTTTTTTCTTCTTGTAGTTGATATAGTAGATGGTTTACCTACATATAAACCAAAGAAAGCTGCACCTGCACCTACAATAGTAGATATAAAGGCAGCTTGTGCATTACTTGGATCAGGAAGAGACATAAACCACATAGTTGATTGGTAGAAAGCATATATATACGCAAACATAATTAGGCGAGGCACAGTACGAAACCTATCTAATACACTTGCTACCTTATTATACCAAGTCGGCTCTTCCTCATCCCTATCTGGCACTAGATCAGATACAAGAAGTTCGTACTCCTTAGTAGTTTCAACTACCTTCACTTTATCTTTTGCCATTTATTTTTTCTTTCCAAAAAACTTAGTGGCACTGCGTACTCCAAAAGAAGCAGCTATGATTACACCCAAACTATACTGATACCATTCAGGCATCTGTTCTAATTGAGCAAAACCATTTTTTACAATCTCTTCACCACCCGGAATGAACGCTAGAATTAATGGTATAGAAAATAAAATTACTAACCACTCATCCTTCCAGCTATTCTGTGATCCCTTGATTGCTTCCAAATCCCAATCAATTTCACCAGTAGCCTGCTTTTCCATAATAGTTGCTTTAGCCCTAGCTTCAGCAACCTTGACATCATTATTTGCTTTACTAGTAGCAAGGTGCCCCTCCAGAAAAGTACCAGCTATCTTTGCAACTGGACCTATTAATGCGCCCCAAATCATTTTTTAGACGCAAAGCCAGCTTCATATCGTTGTAAAGTACGTAGAGCTTTCACATGTTTATTGTGAAACATTGTATTAACCCAACCAAAAGGTTTAGATATAGCCAAATACATTTTAGCCTTATACCTATAAAAAACTATTTTAATTTTCATCAACATGTAAACACTCCTATTTCACCATAAGTTTATGTGCGTAATTACCATTTGCAACTATGCACATAGAGTTTCTCTCTACGTGATAAACAACAATAGTCCAGCTTTTCTTCTTTAGGTTTTCAAAAAGCACTATAGCTTGAGGAGACGGTACATTTTCTTCGGCTAAACCTATCCATGTGCTTTTCTCTCCAAGGTCTTTGAACAACGCCTGTTTTAAAAAACTTGATTCAAAGCAGGTTGCAAAAGCAGGAAAGGAAAAACATACAAAAACTAAAGCTATAATGAATTTATTTATCATTCTTTGATTCTTTATGTTTCCTGTTTTCTGGTTTAAGGTATTTATCTCCTACAATAAATCCATGAAAGTTATCTTTTAAAAACGTATGTACTGTTTCTATTGGAATAGACCAACCCATATGTGTTACCGCCTGAAATCCAGCAGCCGATACTCTGGAAGGTACACCAATCATTTCATAATGTTTACGTACATCTGAGTATGCAAATAACGCACCACCTGAATTACCAAAAATAATAGGAGCAGTAGCTAATTGATAACGATAACCATTAATAACCTGTTCAGCAAAAGCCATTTCTCCACTAGTCATAGAAGGAGGATAGCCTAATCCTGCACCTACTGCCCATACGGTCTGTCCTAGCTTTGGGTACTCATCCTTTGGTAACATATATGCTATACGATCAACTCCACGTTCTGTATCTCGTAGTTTCAACAAAGCTAAATCTCTTTGCTGATCATGCGCTACAATATCAGCAATACGACCACGAGTACCTACTGAACGAGAACAACGTACATAGTCAAACCAGAATGCAGTTACAGGCTCTCTAGTTTCCCGCTTAACCTTCTTACCTTTCATACCGTCCCATACTTCTCTTATGGTAATCTGGTCACTAATTACATGGTAGTTAGTTAGGATATATGATTCCCACTTACCTTCGTGTTGTTTTGAATAAAGAACAGTTCCTGAACCTGCAGTATTAATACGTACTGCTGTATCTAACATTTCTTCATGTTGAGGTCCACAGGACGCAGCTACAGTATCTGAAACACTACATTGTAAAAGCATACCGGATAAAGCAACGGCCTTAAAAAAAGAGGAAAAAGATTTACGTATTTTCATGCTGTATCCTTTCTAAGATATTTTTATTTGATTTTTATTTCGATTGATATCTTTTAAGAAGTTAAGACTAAGTACACCATTTTCTAGCGTTACTTCTGTTATTTTTATATTGGGTGCTATGTTAAAATTACGAGTAAATCCTCGTTGAGCTAACCCACCATAATGAAGTACCGTAGAATTTTTAGTATCTCCATCATTTTTAATTTCGCCTTTAATGGTAAGCTTGCCTTCCTCTTCAAAGATTTCAATGTCGTCCTTAGAAAAACCAGCAACAGCCATGTCAATCCTATAAGAGTTATTATTTTTATCTTCAGTAAGATTATAAGGTGGGTAATTACTTGTTTGAGGGGTGGTAGTAAATAACCAATTGTCATCAAACCCTACCGACATCTTATAAAATAAATCGCTAATATGAGCATCTAAACGGCCCATTTGATCTTTTGCTAATACATTCATAATTCATTTCTCCTTTTCAGCAAGTATATATACAACCCTATAAAAGCAGTTGTAAATATAATATAATGATTTATAGCAACTTTGTCAAGTCTTTTTTAATATTTTTTTATACGCTCCAGCTTCTTTCGGCCTCTTCCATTGGTTTTCTAATACACTCACACATATCGGGAGTGCATTCTTCACATACACAATCCTCTGGGCATTGTTCGCATTCACAATTATTACATTTCATTTTAAAATTCCTTATTTAGTTTTTGGTGGTTCTTTTCCTATTGCCTGTTGAAGTCTACGTTTTCCATCAGGGGTATTAGGAAATTGATTTCTTAATTGAGACTTTCGTTTTAGCCATCTAGCATGTGCTGGATTAGGCTGATGAGTCCCACCATGTGAATAAAATAATCCACCTTTACGGTAGTCTTTATGTCCCATTCTCTTTTTAGCCGCCGCTGCAGCTTTATATCCCGCCTCTGTATACGGGAAGTGTTTACCTCCTACCTCTGGCATTAGTAAAACATACCTCCTTTGCGATAATCTTTATGACCTTTTTTAGCTAGACCACCACGTTTAAAGCCACGGCGTTCAGTACGCATCAAAAGTTCTGTCAAATCATCCTCTGCTTTAAGTTCTTTTGGTTGATATGGAGCGGCACCTCTTTTTCTAACCATGCCTGCTTTAGGAACTTTATCGCCGGGATGTCCAGCAGGTCTACCTGCACCCGGAAACGGTCCACCACCTCTACCACGAAGACCTCTAACAGCAGGATCACGACTTTCTAATCTAGCTTCTAACTGTCTTACTCTTGAAGTTTTTCCTCTGGCCTTCATATTATTTATAGCTTGTTGTATTTGTTTTGTAGTGGGTTCAAAGCCTTCTTGTATTTCACCAGTCTGTAATAGCTTATCATACGAATCTGTTCTTTTAGCTGCTACAGCTTTTTTCCTACCTTCTGCACTAGCTGCCCTTGCTGAATAACTTGGAGAATCAGCTTCCCTTCTAACATATCGTAAAGCATATTGTGCGTCACGCTTTTCTTGAGCAGACATACCTTTAAAAGATTCATCATTTTTAAAATACTTTGTAAGCGCAGCCTTTCTTTTTGCCGATAGATTATCCATCATATCCTTGGCATAATTAGGAATAGCCCCGCTTTCTTTTCCTACAGTAACTGGACCTTCACCAGCAGCAGGTTGACCAGCCCTAAATGATTCTTCTTGAGCGCCTTCACGTATGTTAAACTTTTTCTTAAATATAGATTTCTTTTCACCAGTACCTTTTTGTGTAGGCTTTGTACCCGGATGTTCTTTTTTCCTAGCAGCTTTCCTAGCTTTTTCTGCTTTAGCTTCTGCTTTTTCAGCCGCCCTTATATTTTTATCTTTTGTTTTCTTAGCCTTTTTGCCACCCCGACTTCTCCTAGCCTTAGCTTTTTCAGCCGCTTTTCTATTTGCTGCTCTTGTCTTTGCAGCTTTTTTAGCTGCTTTACTTCGCCTCTTTGCTAACTCTGCAGCTTTTTTTGCGGCATCGGCTGCTTCATCTGCAACCTTAGCTATTTTTGTTATCCCGGCTACCATTTGTTTAACTCCTATGATTTATTTTTTAAGCTTCTTATGCTGATTCTGTCGCCAATCATTAGCTTGCTTTAATGCTTTTTTTCTTGATTCTGCAGTAGTCTTTTTCATAGCATTATCAAATTTCTGTTTATATTGCTTATCAATAGCCTTAATAGCAGGCTGCATTTTTTTCTGAGCTGAAGTTAGTGGACCATATTTCTTTTCATACGGAACCCATTGTTTACTAGGTGCAGCAGTCTTTACTGGTTTCTTCTTCGCCGCTGTAGCCATACCCTGTTGTGCTAATTTCTTAGCCTTACGCATACCTGCCGCATCTGCTTTTACCTTTGCTGCTTTTTTAGCTTTCCTAGCAGCATCGGATGCTGCCTTACCTATTTGCTTTAAACCAAACGCCATTTTAAATCATCCCTTCTAATTCCATAGCACGTTCTACGTGTGCAAGAGTATAGCGAACACCTGTATCCGCTTGTATAGCTGCCCTCACGTAGAATACATCACTCTTAGGTATATGCAACTTATCGAAGGAGCCTGAATGAGCAGCCACATAGAAGTCTTCCAATACGGATTCTGAAGCTACAGGATATAGTTTTACTGATTTTTTCATAGATGTCAACCTTTTTTTACGTAAAATATAAAAATAATTACATTTAAAGTATACTCACTTTATATGTAATAAACGATTTATTATTTTAGGGGAATAGGTATCACTTAAAGTGATCACTTCAGTGCTTCTTTTCTAGTATTTTTAAATCTTTTTGAAAGCAGCTAAGTGAATCACTTAAAGTGACTGCGTTGTTATACCACCTTTTAACTACCCTGTCAAGTAAAAAATATATAAATTATAAAATATTTTAAAAAGGTACGGTAATGGGGCACATATACATACACTAGCTCTGAATATATTAACAGTTGCTTTCGTGGTTAACAGTCTCAATTCCTGATCTGTGTAGATATGTGTATATATATAACGCTGGCACCCCCGCTGGCCCACGCCCCGCCCGTGTCATGATGCGCGTCAGGGCAGCGCAGGTGACCCGGCGCTATGTGGATGTATGTGGGTGACGTGACGCCACATGATACAGCGTAACGCCTTGCATTATGTACATATTACCGAGCCAAGCAAACTGATTTCATAACAGTTGCCGTCATAAAACCGTGATAAGATTACCACACTACACCAAACGGCAAAAAACAGCGATGCCGATGCATAAAATAAACTACCCCAACATTGGGCTAAAATACCCCATCCCCCTTTCTTACTTGCTACTGTCACGAAGCGTAGCTTTCCTGCGAAGTTCGCACTAAGAATGGAGTGGCAAAATAAATCCACCCAAACCCCTTGACAATGTATCCCTTATCCTTTACGTTGTTCTTACGTATTTCTCTCGTAACATAGTGAGAGAGTAAATACTTAGAACAACTTGGATAAGGATACATAAGATGAAAACCGAAACCACCACCACCGAAGTCGTCGTCTCCATCGCCCTTCAAACCGTAGGTTCAGAGTTGGCCGCTGCTTGGAAAAAGCGTGAAAGCAAAGCTCGCCGCGATTTTCACAAGGACATTGCAGTTGCTACCGAAGACACCGTAGGTGGCTTTGATGTTCAGCTTGGCAGTCTTCTACAGGAGCTTCGCTCCGACATGGCCGAAGGCGAAAGGATTTCTACGAAATTGATCAAGGCGGCTGGCATCGCTTCGATCCCTTCACAGCGTCGGAGCGAAGCTCTTCGCCTAGTGACACAACGTGAAGCAATCGACACCTTCCTAAAGGAAAACGGTAAAAAGTTCACTTCGCTTACAGCGTTGTTTGCCGCAATGGACAAGCAAGCAAAGCTTGATGAAAAGGACAGCGAAGCTGATAGCGAGGACGACAGCGAAGCTGAAACATCTGATCCAATTACATTGGATATGATCGTCGCCAACTTCGTGACTACAGTCACCGCCAACGGCTTCACCGTTGAAGAGGCACTCGACACCGTGATAGCACAGCTATCCGGTGATCGTGATGCACAAGGCGAAGCCGCCTAGTGACTCACTTGCGGAGATCACGTGAAGCAATTCGCGTGGTCTCATCAAGTCAGTCATAATTTAACACCAACATTGGGCTTAATTAGGAGTTACATACATGTCCAAGAAAATTCATTTTGGCTCATATACGGTCAGCCAGCACATGCGAAATGCATGGGATCGCGTTCCGCAAGCGGCAGACGCAGATCAGCAGGCGGCTATGGACATAGCGCATAGGGCAGACGTGCATAATGCAAACGCAATGGCTGAGTATGAGCGCCAGCAATCCCTCGCACGTATGAAGGCCAAGCTTGCAGCGTGGAAAGCCGTGAAATATGGCGAATGGGATATCGTATAACTTAACCCCAACATTGGGCTTAACTGAGGAGTTAACATCATGGATGCACAATGGCATCAAAATCGACGTAACGAGTTACGTGAACAGGCAAAGACGCTGCGCCTACGCCGGGAGCTACGTCGGGAGCGCCGTAACGAATCCGGTGCATCGTTCCTCTTCTTCATGGGCATAGGTATGGGCATGTGCCTACCTGTCATCGCGTATGTGGCGTATGAGTTAGCAATTTTGTATGGTTTTAACCTCTAATTTTGGAGCTTCAAGTATGAACAATTTTCATCATGGTTTCACCACCGATCTACACAATGGCCTGACTGTCAGTGTGCAATTCCACGATGGCGCGTATGCCAATCGTGACGATGACGGCAACCTTGTCAGTGTCGAGATAGCTTGTTGGAAAACTGGCAGTATGGAAAACGCCCCGCATCCTTCCGATAT